CCCAGAAATCAACGAAGCACTTGTCGTTGAATTCTACAACAAAATGCTTTAATTTTAAGATTATTATATCGAAAAGCCCGTTGTTATGGGCTTTTTTGTTTGTTCTAAAATATTATTTCTGAATTTATTCCCCTTTTTATTCCCCCTCTAAAGATTTTCTAGAGCTGTTTCAAAATAGGAGACAGCTTTTTTAGCATTTTCTTTAGAAAGGTGACTATAGATATCCATGGTCATAGATAGTTGAGAATGACCTAAACGGTGCTGTAGTTCCTTGTAAGGAATTCCAGAGTTTAGCAGTAAACTAGCATGAGTATGTCGGAAACCATGAAAGCCTATATTATTGACTTTAGCGTGTTTGAAATGAGTTCTTAACCTAGTTTGAAGTGTTCTGTTATTTGGATACTCATGAATAAAGTCAGAAAACACTACCATTTCCGAACGCCCTAATTTCCAATCCTCTTGTGTTTGTCGTAGTTTGTACTGTCTTAGCATATTTATGGTCTGGATATCTATATCTCGATAGCTTGAGTGTGATTTAGGGCTATTAATTTCCTGCTTATAGTTAAGTGTCTTAGTAATATGGACAATAGCATTATCAAAGTCTATATCAGACCATGACAGAGCTAGTGCTTCATTGATACGGCAACCAGTGGCAAGTAGAAATTTGTATAGTGTTACTTCATAATATAGACGGTATTTGTTACTATCTAAGCTATTTAGGTAATCAAGGAAAGTCTTTAGTTCTTGATTATCAAAATGCTTAATCTTTTGATGCTTTGATTTTTGACTGTTTCGGGGTAATATAACCTCACGAGCTGGGTTAAATGGTAAAGCTTGCATAACTACACCATACTGTAAAATACGTTTGTTTAAAGCGTGTATTTTGTCATAATGGAGATATGCTCCAGGTTCTCCTTTATTAGTTTTTTCTGCTATCTTATTGATAATTGACTGAATGAGTGGTGTTGTCAGTTTGTTTAGCTTATAATCACCAAAGAGTGGCAGAATATGTGTATTAAGTACCTTTCTTGTATAGTCCTGAGTATTTGGCTTCACAGTATGTTTGTAGCTTTCCCACCAGAGGTTTGCCAGTTCTTTATATGTAGTAATGGTTGAGGCTTGAACTCTGGTAGAGCCATTTTCTCTGAATGTTGTAATAGCTTGCTGAGATTTCTGTTTGACCTCTTTTTGAGTTCGTCCTGTTATGCTAGTTTTTACCTTTTTTCCTGTTACTTGGTCTATACCTAGATAAATAGTTGAGCGATAAACGGTAGAACCGTCTTTCTTAGTAATTTGTTTTAATTTCATGATAAACCTTTCTAAACATCAGCAGGCAAGCTAGTTTAAGGTTTATATAATAGCTAGATTTTATTATCTAGTATTGGATAATCTACCAATTAAATCTAGAACTAATGATTTATCACTCTCTGACAGAATAGCGAAATGCAATAAGAGTTTTTCCTCATCAGTGTTCTGAAGGCTAACCACAGCATTCCGTAATGAAGCTAATTCGCTATAATCAGGTTCAGGTGAGTTTGAATCCTCTATGTAATTTTTTTCGATAATTGGGATACTCTCTTCACCAACTACCTCAATTATTCTTTCTAAAAATTTATTATCAAGAATTCCATTTTCATTATCAATCTCAACTTCGAATTTATTCTTATAATTACTAAATCCAAGGAGGTAAGGAACAGATACTTCAAAATACTTTGCGAGTTGTTCAGCTTTTGTAGACTTTATATCTGTGAGACCTTTTTCCCATCTAAGTATAGTCTTTTCAGAAACATTAAAGATTTTAGCAAGTTCATTTTGTGATAAACCTATGCTTTGTCTCAATTTTTTAAGATTATTCATCAAATCACCTCTCTATTTGGTACATATTATACCATAAAATGTCTTTTACGGACAAAAAAAGTCCTTTTATGTTCAAAAAAATCTTGACAATGGACAAAAAACGTACTATACTTTTCTCGTGTTCGGACATAAAATGTCTGGATTCAAAGAGAGGAGGTGAAGCTATATGCTAATTTCTGAAAATATGGCAGTTACTGTACGCAAAAAAAGAGCAGTTGAATGTTTGACGAAAACACAGCTTGCAAGTGGACTAAATGTTGACCGTAGAACTCTTGCTAAAATTGAGCAAGGTAACTATGATACGTCAAAACGGATTTATCATTCTGTTATGGAATGGTTAGTAGATTAAGAGGAGGAGTTTTACATTGTATTTTAAAGAAGAGAGAGAAACAGTTATATTATTTTCTGAACAAGAGAATTCTTGGAGCATTCAAACTAATGTTAGAAAGCATATCAACAAGTTTCTTAAAAAAGAGGATTATTTTGAGTGGATTGAAAAGGAGGAGGAGGATGGCAAGGTAATCTCTATTGTTGCAAAGCTTTCTGATTTGGAGAGATTTGCATTTAACCCCTCTATAAAAGTTAGAAAACGGTTATCTAGTAAAGAAAAAAGTGATTTAGTTAATCGTTTAAAATCGAATAATTAATAAAAGTTACTCTAGAAATAGGTGAAATTTAGGATTATATAGTTAATATCCTAATTACCTTATAGAAAGAGGGTTGTCAATCTATATCGTTCAGAAAATTGGACAAAAAAAAGTCATTACTTATTCAGTGAGACATAAGTAATGACAGCTCTAGAATTAGATTATAGCAAATAACGTATTATAACAACAGCAGGCAAGCTATTATAAGATAAAAATATAAGGAGGTAGTATGTTTACTTTAAGTAGAGAAAGCGAAATAGAAATCAAAGTAACTATACTTGAGTTGGTTTCTACATTTTTAGATAACTATGAAACTCACAAAAGTACATTGGGATTAATGTCACCTAAACAAGTACAAGAAGAGTTGCAAATAGGACGTAAAACTTTAACAGAATGGGAAAAAGCAGGTTTAAAAAGATACAAGCCACCTATAGTTGATAGTCGAAAGATTTACTACAAAAAAACTGATATTTTACAATTTTTGGGAGGGTATTATGGGAAATAGGAGAATGATGAGCAAAACAATCACAGCTTCACAACGTTTTTTAACTTTACCAATAGAAGCACAGGTTTTGTACTTCCATATGTTACAACATACTGATGATGATGGTATCACAGAGGCCTTCCCTCATCTCAGACTTTTGAGCTTGGGGGAGGATATCTTAGATTTACTTGAGAAGTCTCGCTTTATTAGGAAATTAAATAATGAACTGGTTTATTATGTGGTTGATTTCAGAGAGCAGAATAGTATTGATGGTAGAAGGTATCATCCAAGTATCTATCATAACCTCCTTGCAGAAACTGAGTGTTCAAGTTCTAACACTAACTCTGAAAAGTCATGTAACTTGCATAGCAATGACGTGGCTAATATAAATAAAGATAATAAAATTCAAAATAAGAGTAAGAAAAAGCAAGATGATACAAGTGAAACTAGTTTTAAGATAAAATTTAGTAATGCTAAATGAGTTTTCAAAACTAAAAACAATATATTTTATCTGTACCTTTATGTAGCTCTCATGTCTAAGCAGTAGAATTTATGAAAATAATAAACTACAGGTTGTGCAATGGTTCAAAATATAAACAGCTCTACTTATTTGATAGGTAGGGTTGTTATTTCATTATTGAATACTTCTAAAAAATTTTGCTTTGAGATGATTTGATACAGCTACAAGGAATTGTAGTTCTCTAACTATACCATGCATTTAATAGATAGTATTACATCTACGATAAATTTTCTTATGATAGTTTCTGTTCAAGTTATAATTATCATAAACAAATATAGATTGCTTTATTCATCTTACTTTTATCCTTTAGTTAATTATAATATCAGTGGAGTTAGAATAGGAACTTTTTTACATAATATTCTATTTATAGAACTTTTGTGCTATAATATTTCTGTCATATAAATCGAATTATTAGACAATACAAGATTATGATATTGTTGAGAACTTTTATATTTTGATAGAATAGCATAATATGGCTTATATAAAAGGTTTTTAGTGTATGGTTGTATAAATTAATTTTGGAGGAATTTTAATTTGGCTTTAATTGATGTTGTAAAATACAATGGTGGTCCAAATGTATTTGCTTGGAAATTTCCAAGTGATGAGCTTAGTACCTTTACACAACTGATTGTGAATGAGTCTCAAGAAGCTATCTTAGTGAAAGATGGACAATTTGCAGACATTTTTAAAGCAGGAAGGTATAGACTGACAACAGCAAACATTCCAATTCTTAATAATATTATCAATCTTCCTTTTGGTGGAGAGTCACCATTTAAGGCAGAGGTTTGGTATGTTAATAAGGCTTATAGCCTAGATATTAAGTGGGGTACTCCTTCACCTATTCAACTACAAGACCCTAAATTTGGTATCTTTGCTCCAGTCAGAGCTAATGGTATTTTTGGTATTAGAATCACAGATTCAGAAAAGTTTTTAAGAAAATTTGTTGGAACG